ATCCAGCTCAGCCGCTACAGGGCCCGCGTGAACGCAGGTCTCCGGCAGAACAACCTCCGGGCCCTGTCGCTGGAGTTCAGCGAGCGGGTGCATGACGCCGAGGTCAAGGCGTTCGAGGCGTACAAGGCCGAGGTGCTGGCCCGATGAGCACCGACGAACAGAGAAGGTGCGAGAACGGCTGCGGTGCACCGATCCGGGCCGTCGAGGACTTCTGCTCCGAGGGCTGCTGGGAGAGCTGGCACGCCGTGCATGAGCCCGGAGTCCTGGAGCGAGTAACTGCCAGGTAGTCAAGGCGAAACCCCCTCGGGGGTCCGGCCGGCTTGGGTTGCCGACCGCTGATGAGCCAGCCTGCTCAACCGTCTGAGGAGACGACTGTGACGACGTACGTATACCCGGCCTCCTGGTCCGAGTACACCGCTGCCCTGGACTGGGCGCGAAGCGGTAGCGAGAGGATCGCGGAGGCCACCTCCGAGCCGCGGGAGATGCCTCGCGGTGCGAAGTACTACCTGACCAACGACTTCCAGTCCGGGTTCGGGGTGGCCGGTGACGGCACGCTGATCGGTCTGTTCTCGACGGTCAAGGGTCGCGGTACGGAGCTGGTGTGGGACGCCGTGAGCCACAAGGGCGCGAGGAAGCTGGACTGCTTCGACGGGTTCCTGCCCGAGTACTACAAGCAGTTCGGGTTCGCCGAGACGGAGCGCGTCGCGAACTGGACGGCGGGCGAACCGGACGTGGTCTTCATGTCTCTGGTGTGAGTGTGCAACCTGCGCGACTGTGATACTGTCACAACAACGGGAAAGCGAAACGCCGTGAGGGCGTCTGACCGAGGTGGTTACCGGTCACTGATGAGCAACCCCCCCAGTGTTGTTGACCCATCCAGTTCGAGGCTGAGAGGCCATACATGCAGGTAACCGTGCACGTCCCGAACTTGCTCGACCGTCGTGGATTCCGCGATGGCGGCAACTGGGAGGTCGCCTTCTTCAGGAGGTAAGGCCCGAGCGTGTGCACAGCAGAACCACACACATAGATCCCCGGCCTTGAGGGCCGGGAGGTGTGAACTCATGCGAAACACCCGGTCAACTGCCCTCAGGGGGCCGGGTGTCGGCCAGGCGTAGCGGCCTGGTCCTGACGAGCAGCCGAGTGAAAGACGAGGGACATGATCCAGATCAAGACCGACGCCCGGACCCGTGAGCAGTACGTCCGGAACATCATCGACACGTGGCTGGACGCCTCCTCCGAGCAGGAGTTGCAGGGACGGGACTGGTACCCGAGTGCGCACCGCCTGGCCGAGTCGATGGCTGAGGGCGACGTCCGGATCGGGGCCGGCCTCCTGGCCGCGCTGTCTCCTCAGACGGCATGGTGGCTGAACATCGAGCTGGCCACGGAGGCGTACCAGTCGGGCACTCCGGCCCGGCATACGGGGAACTGCCTGGCCAAGGCGGCGAAGATCCTCGCGGGTGTCGACCCGGTGGAGGTGCTCCCGATGGACCGCAAGACCGGCCACTTCTACCGCTCGATACTCGACCCCACGGACCCGGACGCTGTCTGCATCGACCGGCACGCCCACGACATCGCGGTGGGGGAGGAGTACGGCGCGAAGGACCGGGGGCTGAGCTCCAAGGGGAGGTACGCCCTGATCGCGCACTGCTACCGGGAGGCGGCCCAGCGCCTGGGGGAGATCCCCTCGGTGGTCCAGGCCGTGACCTGGGTGGTGTGGAGGGACCGCTTGATCGGGACCTCTACGAGGGGAACTCTGTTCGCAACCGCCGCGTAAGTGTGCAAGTGACGCAAGCCGAAACCGTCGAAGGGCGGTCGGGGTGGGGTGGCTCCCGCCTCCTGATGATGGCAGCCACGAGTGTGAAGGTGTGACCGATGAAGTTCTGGCGCAAGCGTAAGACCGAGCAGGCTCCGACCCTGGTGGTCCAGCACAGCGAACTGAGCGACGCCCTTGCGGGACTGGCGAGCGTGTTCGGGGACGGCATGACGGCCGACATGACCGGAGGGGGCTTCACCTGCACCGAGGCGGACATGATCGCCCGAGTCCTGGCCGTGGCCGGGCACCGCGACGAGGCCGTGACCTGGCTGGAGGGCCACGCGTCCGGCGACGACTGCGGCGACGACCACTGGCACTTCGACGGGGACGACGACGAGGAGGGCCGGGTGCTCAACGAGGCCGAGCTCACCGCGTACGTCGAGGAGTTCGCAGCATGAGCGCCGAGATCCGCAAGCGCACCACCAGCCTCCAGGCCCTGGTCAGGGAGGTCCAGGCATGGCGAGAGGAGCAGGACCCCGGCACCCCGGAGTGGCTGACCCTGGTCGAGCTGGCGGAGCAGGTAGAGGGCCTGCTGACCGCGCTGCCCTGGGTCATGCAGCCCACCCCCACGGTCGAGGAGCTGATCGAGGCGATCGGCCTGTGAACATCGCCGTGATCAGGCTGCGCATCGACAACTCCTACGCAGACGGGGCGGAGATCGAGACCGAGTCGGTCGTCACCGTGCCCCTGCCCTACCCCGACGACCTCAGCGAGCAGACCGACTGGGAGTACGAGCACATCTTCCCCGAGACAGGCGCAGGCAGGGAGGGAGACGCGGTCTACGAGGTCGAGATCGTCGAGTCCTCGACGCCTGAACTGCTCGGCAAGACCTTCGAGTTCGGCTACTGACGAAAGGCGAAACCCCCCCGTTCGGGGGTGGTCCGGGGTGGTTGGCATCCCCCCGCTGATGAGCCTGCCGAGTAATGAGGAGAACCACAGTGACCCCCAAGTTCCGCACCCATGACGTGAACGTCCGCGACTCCAAGCGCACGGACAAGGCAACGACCCTGGCTCGCAAGGCGGTTCGTCAGAACAAGTACGAGGCCAGCGAGGCCGCCGTCCGCATCGCCGCCCACGCCTGATCGAGGAGACACGACAGTGCCCAGCACCGAAGAGATCAGCAAGTACGTCACCGACCAGACGGCGCAGGACATCATCGACACCGCTTCCGCAGGGATCACCTACTGGGCGACCGAGCCGACCGACGAGGAGTTCGCCGGCCTGCCCGAGGGCAAGGCGTGGACGATCGTGGAGGGCAGCGCGCCGCACCCGATCTTCCCCTTCGACGACGTGCGTGAGGTCGAGGGCGTGTACTACCTGAATGCGGACGACATCCGGGAGGCGTACCGGAAGCTCCTGTCGCTCGACCAGACGCTGGTCGGTCGGGAGATCCACGGGTACGTCGTCGACTCCTGGATCAACCGGGACGAGAAGCAGGGGATCGACACGGCGCACATCGACGCTGGCACCGCTGACGTGATCGTCCAGGTGGCCGCGCTGGAGGAGGTCCGCTACGGCTGACGGGAGTGTGCAACCTGCGCACCTGTGATACTGTGACCACATCAAGGCGAAACCACCCGGAGGGGTGGTCGGGGGGAGTGGATCTCCTCTCCTGATGAGCCAACCGACTGTGAAGGTGTGACCGATGGACATCATCGAGAAGATCGAGCACTACGACCCGCCGACCCTGGCCCGCCTCGCCAAGTGCGCCGAGCCTGACACCCGAGTGAGTGAGGGTGCCGACTTCCTCGCCCTCGTGCGGGACAAGGTGGTCGACCTGGTCAAGGAGTTCGGGGAGACGGCCACCCCCTACCGCGAGGCCATCCAGGACGCCGCCGCCGACATCGGCAGCACGGCCGAGGCGGGTGTGAAGTGGCGCCGGTTCGTGGACCTGAGCGCCTACAAGGAGAACGTCACCGAGTTCGGACGGCCCAGCCCGGACACCCCCGAAGGGCACGCCGACCTGGCCCTGTTCTTCATCGGCTTCCGACTGGCGAGCGCACTGATCACTGAGATCGAGGAGGGCTGACCCATGGGACGCATGAAGGACATCGCGATCGACTTGATCACCTACGAAGAGGGCGCCCTGGATGTGATGGAGACGCTCGAATTGTTCGCCCTGCTGGTCAAGAGCGGCCTGGTCTGGAACCTCCAGGGTTCCTACGGACGCACGGCCAACGAGCTGATGCACCTGGGCTACCTGACCCCGGACGGCAGGGTCACCGAGTTCGCCGAGTCCATGGTCGAGGAGCTGGTCACGACGTGAAGCTACCCCGGCAGTTGAGTGCGCGGGTCGACAGCAGTCTGGCCCGCGAGATCCGCACCCTTCGGATCGCCGGTCTGACCTACAGCCAGATGGTCAGGTGGGGAGTCACCCTCCTCGCCGATGTCTACCGGCAGGCGTGGATCTACAAGCAGGTGCCGCCCACCGAGACCCCCGTCCTGAAGTCCTACGTCTACGCCAAGTACGACCCCACCCACCAGGGCCCGCCGTGGCTCGAAGAAGAGGAGACCACCCATGAAGACCGCCGCGAAGTACGTCCTGACGTTCCTGGCCCTCGCCCTGCTGGGCTCCCTGACCTGGAACTCGCCGGCCTCCGCCTCCGACGCGAAGCCGGTGACGCTCCCGGCCAAGGTGAAGTACGTCCCGGTGTTCCATCTGCCGACGCGGCCCTGCTCTGAGGACAACACCGTCGTCCGCAACTGCTACTGGGACGGGGGCAAGCGGCTCGACGGGCGAAGCGCGTCGTACTACATCGACCGCGCTGGCAGCGTGACGTACCTGAACCCCAAGCTCAACGACCAGGCCGCCCGGCAGAAGTTCAACGCCGCGCAGAGCAAGGCAGGCAAGGAGCACTGGGGTACCTACGACGGGCACCAGTTCTGCTGGGCCAAGGTCGGCGACACCTCGTACATCACCTGCTTCGACGGGTACAAGACGACGACCTGAGTGTGCATGTGTGACAAGGCGAAACCTCCGGGAGGAGGTCGGCGGGGGATGGCTGCCCACGCCCTGATGAGCCAAGCCAAACGAGAGGAGCCCGCAGTGGCCTTCGAGATCGGTCCCCGCGAGCAGGTCCGGGAGTACACCGCCCCCGCACGTGGCCGGTACCCCGCGCACAAGGCGGAGGTGCACAGCCGGGTCATCAACGGCAAGAAGTTCGCCTTCGGCCGCTTCACCTACGACAACGGACTCATCGCGGTCCAGGCCATCGTGCCCGGCCGGTTCGTCAAGGGTCAGCCCGACATCCACTACTGGCCGAACCGGGACGAGGACTGACGCCAGCACGCAAGGCGAAACCCCCCTCGGGGGGTCGGCGAGGGATGGCTGCCCCCGCCCTGATGAGCCAAGCCAGTCGAGAGGACCACGACAGTGAAGTGCAGCGTCACCAACACCAAGGGCGAGCAGTGCAACCGCGACGTGAAGAACAACAACCTCTGCCCCGGCCACAACACGCGACTGATACGCAAGGGTGACGTCCTCGCCGACCTACCCCTGCGTGCCTACACTCCCGGCCGCAACAGCGAGGCGCCGAAGTTCGGGCAGGGCGACACGGACGAGGAGCGGTTCTTCTCCCTGGTGGTCAAGAGCAACGACCACTGGGAGTGGGAGGGCGGCATCACCAAGAGCACGGGCCTGGGCATGACGTCGCTGGACAACACGCCGAAGACCGCCGGTCGTGCCTCCTGGGAGCTGGCCTTCGGCCCGCTGCCCGAGGGTGTGCGGATCAAGCACGCCTGCGGCAACCGCCTGTGCGTCAGGCCCTCCCACCTGGCCGCCGTGTACCTGAACGGGGACACGTATGTGGAGTGGACCGAGGCCGAGCTCGCCGAGCTGGAGATCGCCGCGTGAGCCGCCAGTCCACCGGCTGGGAGTACATCAGGGGAGTCCCGCGGTGGGCCCCCACCGTCGAGAGCGCCATCTCCGAGCTGACCTACGACAAGTACGGCCAGGAGTACGAGGAGTCCGTGGCCAAGCTGATGGACATCGCCCGAGCCGCACAGCGTGACTGTGCCGACCGACTGACCGAGGCCGGGCACGCCGAGGCAGCCGCCCTGATCTTCCCCACCTACCCCGAGGAGCACTGAGTGAGTGAGCGCGTAGAGATCGGCACCGTGTACGTGGACTCCGGGACGGTGTTCGTGGGCGACCCCTGTTACACCGCCACCGGAGACGCGAGCAACCACATCAAGACCTGGTCCGAGTGGTGCGACCGATCGCCCTTCGGCAAGGAGAAGTACGACGTCGTCGAGCCCGCCGGCCACGGCCTGGGCCTGAGTATCCCGACCAAGTACGGGGACGGCAGCTACCCCGTGTACGCCGAGATCGAAGAGGGCCGAGTGGCCCGAGTCACCATCGACTTCGCCCCCACCTACGAGGAGGACGAGCAGTGAAGATCGCCATCACCATCACGGTGGACGTCAAGGACCCGGCCGAGTGGACGCGGTCGTTCGGACAAGAGGGTGCGGCAGCCATCCGGCAGGACGTGAAGGACTACGTCGGCACCAACGTGCAGGGACTGCGTGTGTGGGAGGAAGTCGAAGCGGAGGTGAGCTGGAAGTGACCGACCTGATCGTGGGACTCAGCGGGTACGCGAGGTCCGGCAAGAACACGGCGGCTGACGCCCTGATCCAGCGAGGCTGGAGGCAGGCGGGCTACGCCGACAAGCTCAAGGAGTTCCTGTACGCAGTGAACCCCTTGATCCCTGGGCACTACGGTGCCGGGAGCCTGCGCCTGCGACAGCTCGTCGACTCGACCGGCTGGGACTACGCGAAGACCACGTACCCCGAGGTCCGGTCCCTGCTCCAGCGCACGGGCACTGAGGCAGGCCGGCGGGTACTCGGCGATGACGTGTGGGTCGAGGCCCTGTACGCCGACCACCAGGACGCGGCCGGCCTGGTCGTGACCGACGTCCGCTTCCCGAATGAGGCGGAGGCCGTGGTCAAGCGGGGCGGCGTGATGATCCGGGTCGAGAGGCCCGACGTGGGCCCGACCAAGGACAAGTACGGCCGAGCCCACGTCAGCGAGACCGCGCTGGATGACTGGCCCTTCGACCACGTGCTGGTCAACGACGGGTCGGTGGGCGACCTGCACGCCAAGCTGCGAGGCGTCGCTGAGCTTGTGCAAGTGTGACGATGTGATACTGTGACACTCACAAGGCCAAGTGAGCTCGACGAACTGCCCGAAGGCACGACGATCGAGATCCTGGACAGACGGGGCAGCCTCCGCACCAAGCGAGACGGCCACTGGCGAGACGCCAGCAAGGCACCCGAGTCCACATGGAACGTCTACGTGTACGTCAACGCCCGGCGCTGGGGAGCGAGGGTCATCGAGAGAGGAACCGAGAAGTGACTGACACCCTGAAGGACCAGGTCCGCGCCCTGGTCGAGAAGTACCAGGGCGGCGAGAGCCGCCGCCAGACCGTCCTCGACAAGCTCGTCGAGGAGGGGGAGTACGAGGGCACGTACGCCTACGACTCGGCCCTCACCGACAACGAGGGCGACGCAGCCGACGACCTCGCCGGCCTACTGCGTGAGCTGGGCGAGCTGGTCCAGGCCACCTCTTGAGGATCACCCCCAGGTCGCACGAGATCCAGAAGATCGTCGACCTGCTGGAAGACCCCACCTTCGACAGCCCTGAACAGATGGCCAAGGCCGTCATCAAGGAGGTCGGAGACATGCTCCAGATGCGGGACCTCTTCGTCATGGTTCACAAGTGGGCGGACGGCAGTAAGGGCCTGAACTTCGGACCCTTCGGCGCCGTCGCTGAAGCCGAGAGCTTCGCGAAGAAGCTCAGCATCGGAGGCACCGGCCGAGTGGTGCCACTGACGTCGTCGGGGATCATCCTCGCCAACGTGGAGGGCAAGCAGGACGGGTGGCCCGGCTACTGCTGGAACCCCGAGTGTGGGCACAGCCCCAACAACCACGCCATCGTGGGATCGAGCCGCGGTAAGTGCCACATGGCGATGTGCAACTGTGACAAGTTCGTCAAGGATGACCCGTCACTGAAGGCAAGGAAGAAGACCACGGCCCGCAAGGCGGGCACGGCGAAGGGCGTGAACGAGCTGTGAGTAGCTGCAACTGGAAGCCGTGCGAGTGCGGGGCCAAGCGGGACTTCATGAACCACCACAACGCGGAGAAGGCGCTCGGCAAGGCGCAGGCCAAGCGGACCCGGCGCGCTGACGCCAAGGCTGGCACGAGGCGTGGCCTCAAGATCGAGACCCGCACGTACGAGTGCGAGTACGGCGGCCACCACCTGACGTCCGAGTCCCGCGCCTCCTACGAGAACCGCATCCATGCCTGAGAGAGGAGATCACACAGTGAACGGATGGGACTGGGTCGCGGAGGGCCAGCGCATCGCAGAGGAGACGAGGCGGGCCGGTGAGGTCGACATCGACTCCATCAAGGCGCAGTCGATCGTGTTCGAGGGGCCGCTCGACGCGCTGAAGGCGGCCGACATCGGCATCACCGTGTCCGAGCCGGCGCCCAAGGTGGGTGGACTGGCCGGGGATCTGGCCGACATCGTCCGCGAGGTCGAGCTGTGCCGGGCCGGGCACTGCGCGAGCGCGTACGCCCAGAACGACAAGGGCGGCGAGGCCCGCAACGTGGTAGCCCAGATCGCGAAGACCGCGGGCGTGACGCTCAGCTCCGCCTTCATCCGCCCGCTCGACGGTGACGTCTGGAGCCCGGCGAACATGGCCCGCGTGCTCAAGGGCGTGCAGGATCTGGTCGCCGAGAACCAGTCGCTCCGTGATGAGCACGCCGCTCGTGACCAGAAGGAAACCGTCACCGTCAAGGCCCTGCGTGAGGCCCTGAACAACTTCGTGGAGGGTGTGTAAGTGTCGCTGCCCATCGGACCGCTTGAGCCGGTCACTGACGAGGACATCCTCATCGTCTACGGGTTCCACCAGGCCCGCATCTACCCCGAGTTCAACCGCGACAACGTCTACACCCTGAACGGGGTCGCTGCCTTCGGCCGGCTGCGCGGACGCCAGCCCAAGCGGGTGTTCCACACCGGCCTCGGCCTGAGTCGGGAGGCGGACCGGCTGAGGCGTGAGCTCGCCGCCCTCGAAGGCAAGTACGGCACCAAGGTCCACCACGTCAACGAGCTCCACATGTACGACGAGCCGGCGGTGCCCGGTGAAGCGTGACAACCGCCCCGTGATCGTCACCTTCGCGCTCGCGATCTTCATCCTCGGCATGTTGACCGGCGCCTACATCACCGACCACGCCCACCGGGCGCAGACCATCGAGGCCCAGGAGGTACTCACCCCGTGACCGACTTCAGCACCCGCAGCGACATCACTGTCGAGCTCGTCAAGGCCAGCGCCTCCGACTCCGACGTCGCCACCGCGGCCCGCGTCAGCACGGTGGGCGGCAGCCACGAGCGGGTCGTCGACCTCATGAAGGACGCCGGCCTGATCAACTACCTAATGCGGGACCGGCACGGCAGCCCCTTCGAGCACACCTCGTTCACCTTCTACGTCGAGGCGCCGCTGTTCGCGGCCCGCGAGCACATGCGCCACCGCGCCGGCCACTCCTTCAACGAGGAGAGCGGACGCTACAAGGAACTCGCCCCCGTCTTCTACGTCCCCGGCCCCGACCGCAACCTCGTCCAGGTCGGCAAGCCCGGCGCCTACCGCTTCGAGCCCGGCGCCCCCATCCTCGGCCTCTACACCCGCAGCACCATGGATGACGCCTACCGTGCCGCCTACGAGTCCTACCAAGACCTCCTCGGCTCCGGCGTAGCCCGCGAGGTGGCCCGCATGGTCCTGCCGGTGGGCATCTTCACCTCGTACTACGTCACCACCAACGCCCGCAGCCTGATGCACTTCCTCGGGCTGCGCACCATCAGCAAGGCCGCCTCCTTCCCCTCCTTCCCGCAGCGCGAGATCGAGATGGTCGCCGAGCGCATGGAGGACCACCTCGCCGAGCTGATGCCCCTGACGTACGGCGCCTTCAACGCCAACGGGCGAGTCGCCCCGTGATGAAGCGCCCTGAGTACCTGATCGAGCGGTACCCGACGCTGTTCAACTCCGACCGCGAGAAGCGACTGCCTCTCTGGGTGCGGAACAAGCTCGGCGACCTGCGCCTGCTCCTCCTTCAGGAGGCCGGCCGCTACGAGCACAGCCTGGAGGAGATCGACCGCCTGGAGAGCGGCCACCACAACTGACACAGCAAAGCCCCGGTACCCCCGAATGGGGGTAGCCGGGGCTCTGTCGTACCTGCTACTCGGCCACGTCACGCCACTCGACGGTGACGTGATCGTCCACGCTCATCCCGGACATGTGCCGACCCCGTGCCGGGTTCAGGGTGACCACCAAAGTGAAGTCCACCCACGCTCGACGCGTCGGGAGTGGACTCTCGGGCCAGCCCTTGATCAGGCCGGCCACTCCAGTCACCGGGTCGAACGGGGGGATGCCGGCCGACCCCACCAGGTCCGCCTCGACCGCTTCGAGCTTGGTTCGCAGTGCCGCCGAGCCCGCGGTCATCTGCGAGAGGCTGATCGCACCCTCCGCGAAGGCCGTGGCCAGCCCGTCAAGGCGCTCGCGCAACACCTGGGCCTCTGCGTGCTTGGACGCAGCCGAGGAGCCGTCCTCCGCCTGCTCAGCGCTCAGGAGCTGGCCCAGGAAGTCGGGGAACATGAAGCGCGCGAGCGTCGCGTTGCTCGCACGGGCGTCGGCGATGATCCGAGGCGTCCGAGTGTGCGTCGCCTTGCATCCGTAGACCAGGACGCCCCGGTAGCCACGTCCGTTGACCGTCTCGCCGCAGTCACCGCACAGAGCGATGCCTGCGAGCAGGGTTCCGGCCGTCCGGCCCGTCCGCTTGCCCCCGCTGAAGCGCTCCGGGTTGCCGAGGATCGCGACGACACCGTAGAAGACGTCCGGGTCGAGGATCGGGGGCCACAACGCCTCGCCCACGACCTCGCCGAGGTAGGTGGACCGCCCGACGTAGCGCGGGGAGGTCAGCACCTTCTTCACGCCGCGCAGGGACCAGCCCTTGCCCCCCATGGCGACGCTGCGAGGGGACTGGAGCCCCCGCTCGACCCAGTCGCGGGCCACGGCGGACAGAGACCAGCCTTCGAGGATCTTCTGGGCGCCGTCGCGGATGGCGGCAGCCTCGTCGGCGATGATCGTCATGTGGTCGTCGCCGTATCCGAAGGGACGGATGCCCGCGGTGTACGGACGGCCGGCTCGGGCGTCCGCTGCGTTGGCCAGCTTCTGGCGCTCGGCCTTCTGCTCACCCTCGTATGTCGCCCAGGCCGTCACCGTGCGGGCGACAGCCCGACCAGCCGGAGTGGACAGGTCCAGGTGTCCGGCCATCACCGCGTGGACGTTGACGCCGAGCTCGATCACCCGCTCCAGATCCTTGGTCACACGGATGAGCCGGTCCGTGTGCCAGCAGATGATCGCCTCCGGCTTGCTCGCGATCATGGCCTCGAAGTCCGGGCGTACGACGTTCTTCTTCGTGGCGCTCAGATCGTTGTCCGTCCACACGTGACGGACCTCCATGCCGAGGTCGGCCGCGAGCTTGCGGCAGCTCTCTTCCTGCCGGGCGACGCCGTGCTCTTCGCCCGTGAGATCCTGGCTGATCCGAACGTAGATGTCGGCCCGGATCGCAGGCCCTCCGTTATTGCGCATGCTGCGCATGGTACCCCCAAGCTGTACCGCTGATTCCAGTGTTACCACTTTAGGGTACATGCTCGAAGCCAAGCGCCGCACGGGAATCCCCCATCAGAGTACGCTGGTTGGGAGGTGATTCGATGTCGCTCCAAGAGAACGTACGCAGCGCTCGGCGGACCGAGGGATGGACTCAGGAACGCCTCGCCGAAGAGGCCGACCTCTCGGTGGGCACCGTCCGCAAGGTCGAGCAAGGCGGGACCGTCGCAGTCGAGACGATCCACGCGCTCGCCCGAGCGCTTGGCACCACGACCTCCAGCCTGTTCGCTTCCGAGGCACCGGCCCCCGTCCACGAGGCGGAGGGCGACGGCCCCAAGCTGACCGAGCTGCGTCGGGCACTCATGCCCCCGATCGGACTGACCACGGTGGTGACCGAACCCACCGACGTCCGCGATCTGCACTCCATCCAGACGGACATCGCCGACTCGCACTCCCTGTACCACGCCGACCGCTACGACTCCGTCGCCAAGCGCCTGCCGGGCATCCTGCGAGCCAGCGAGACAGCGGTCGCCCTGAGCGACGGCGAGGCACGCAAGCAGGCGGTCGTCACCCGCGCCAGCGCCTTCCTCCTGGCCGGCAAGTACCTCACGCAGGTACGCCGCTACGACATGGCCTACCACGCACTCTCGCGGGCGATCATGGACGCTCGGGAGGCCGGCGAAACCCAGCTCGCAGCCACGGGCGTGGTCGGCATGGGCTGGCTCCTGCTCCGGCAGGACCGCTTCGACGAGGCCGAGCAACTGGCCGCCACCACGGCCGAAGAGATCGAGCCGCGCCTGTCCAGTGCCACGCCGGGCCAACTGGCCGTGTGGGGTGAGCTGAACCTCCGCGTCGCCTCCGCGGCCCGTCGCAACAACCGTCCCGACGTAGCCAAGGCAGCCCGACGCATGGCCGCGACCGCAGCCAGCGCCCTGGACCGCGAGCACGTCGACTTCCAGCAGCACTGGACCACGTTCGGGCCGGTGACCGCCGAGACGAAGGTGATCGAAGACCTCGCCCTCATGGGGGACGCTCGGGGTGTGCTCAACCGGGCCGACGACGGACCTGTGGGCCCCAAGGGAGTGAAGCGGCTCGGCCGCCCGAGTGCGAATAACTGGGGGAGGCACCGCCTGGACGTGGCGAAGGCCCACGTGCTCCTCGGCTCGCACCAGGACGCCATGGATGAGCTAACCGGTGTCCGGACGGAGTCCCCGGAGTGGCTGCGGCACCAGTCGATGGCCCGCCACGTCATGCGGGACATCCTCAGCCACCGCAAGCGGACGCTGACCCAGGACATGCGCGACATGGCCGTCCACCTGGGCGTCGCCGGGTAACTACCATGCTCCGTAGCAGTTTCTGGCGATCAGTCACGGAACTACCACGCTGCGTGCCTGGGCTGGTGCGAGTCGCCCTCGTACCGTTGGATCATGGCCACCACGGACAGTGAGACAGCGACCCTGAAGCCGGAGGACTGTGAGCTCGGGTCGACGGTGTGGGATACCAGACGCGATGTGCCCGGCGTTGTGATGGGGCACTTGGGAGGAAGGGTTCAGCTCCGCGCGGTCGCCGGAGGCAAGGAGTGGGACGCCAGCCACTTGCGCCGGCTGACCGGACGGGAGGAGCTGAGCCTCCACCTGGCCGCACGCAACGACGCGACGCGGAGCGGTCTGTGAGCGGCGCGAAGGCGATCATCCGGCACGAGACATGGACCCTGATACCTGACCGGGAGCCGGACGCGGGGCCCGTGACGCACAAGATGAAGTGCGCCGTCTGCGGTGACGAGTCGGGCGAGGACGGATCGTGGGAGCCTCCTCAGTCGTGGGTCCTGGAGCACTCCGGGAAGAACCCTTCGCACCACTCGTACTCCGAGGTCATCACCCGCCCGTGGCGCACGTTCATGCACAACCCCTGAGACCGGCCCCGCCCGAGCATCGTTCCCCCGTGGCGCTTGGGCGGGGCCATCCGACGTCCCGCACTGGACGGTGAAACCCTGGACAGGTCGAGCGGCCAGCGCAGGAACGACGAAGAACCCCCCACCCAGGAAGGGCGGGGGGTTCTTGGTGATCAAACCTCAACCCGAGAGAGGGGAGGGGGTTGATCCAGTGGGCGTAGTCAGAGATTACCGCACCGGGCAGGCGCCCGTCGCGCAGTCCTCGTCGGTGCTGTCCTCGATCGAGGTCACGGCGTAAGAGCCGAACTCCTCCTCGGTGATCCGCTCGTACGGAGCCTGCGCTCGCGTGCCGTCCGGCATCAGGGTCGTGCCCTTCAGGTCGGGCAGCCACGCCTGGATGATGTCGGCCGCCTCCTCGGTGGAGTACTGCCCCTCGGGGAAGTTCACCGTGAACGAGACGGCGTTGTCGGCGAACTCGGTCTGGTACATGGCCTGGAAGGCGAGCATGTCCCACAGCTTGATCTCGTCCGCCGACTCCACGATCTCCGGGCCGTAGCCCAGTGCCTCGACCTCGGCGACCAGCTTCTCCTTGGTCGGGAACGCGACGACCATCGTGTTGCCGCTCTGGTCGTACACGCACTTCTCGACGAGGTAGCCCTGGTTCATGTAGCTCTGGACCGTCGCGGCCTGCGCGGGGTCGGGCATCGAGAACCGGACCCGGCGCATGAAGTGCCGGGCGTAGATCGGGTGGATGCCCTCGCTCACGCCGGGGAGCTTGGCGATCGAGCCGGTCGGGGCCACGGTCGTCACCTTCACGGGCTCCGGTATGCGGAGCTTGAAGGCGTAGGCGCGGGCCTCGTCGCGGACGGTGTCGTGCAGGTCGTTGAGCAGGTTCCGGAAGGCGTAGGAGTTCGGCGCCTTGGAGTAGGCGACGCCCTGCTTGGCGAGGTAGCCCTGGACCCCGAGGTGACCGACTCCGATGCGTCGGTTCTGTGCGAGGCGAGCCGCCTGCTCGGCGTCTGTGACGTCGCCGTAGGTGGCCCGGATCAGGAACCGGGTCATCAGTTCGTGGGCCCGTACGAGGCCCTTGCGGTCGATCCTCCCGCCCTTTTCGGTCGGGGCGAAGTGGTCCAGGTTGACGTGTCCGAGGTTGCAGTTCTCCGCGGGCTCCAGCGCGATCTCTCCGCACGGGTTGGTCGCGATGACCGTACCGGTCTCGCCCTCGTTGGAGTACGAGGAGTTCCAGTAGCCGGGCTCACCGTTGCGGAGCATCCCCTCGACCACGCGGGTGTGGACGTGGTGCGCCTCCAGGCCGAGAGCCGTGTCGATGCTGCCCAGCGCGTTGATGAAGGCGGAGTCGATCTCGACCGAGATGTTCGTGGTCCAGTGCTTCGAGCCGTCTGCCTTGCAGTCCAGGAAGTCTTCGATGAACGGGTCGTCCCACTTGCAGATCGCCATGCGGGCCGAGCGCCGGACACCGCCGGACACCACGCACTCCGCGATGGCGTGGTCGATCTCCATCGCCTCGACGGGGGAGAGGTGCCGCCCTTCCGGGCCGAACAGGTTGGACGCGTGAGCCGACGCGCTCAGCACCTCGCCGACCTCCTGGAGCATCCGGGCGAAGGGGCCGGGGCCACTCGCCGTACCCCCGAAGGTCTTCAGGCGCGAGCCCTTGCAGCGGACGCGGCTCACGTCGTAGACGCGGGCCTTGTGCTTGACCTCGCCGTCGCTCATGAACGTGTCGATCAGGTCGACCAGGGCGTCGGCCCATCCCTCGCGGGAGTCTTCGACCTCGAAGGCGCCGGCCCAGTCGGAGTCGTACTCCGTCGAGAGCAGGCCCGCGGCCTTCATCTCCTCGTAGTCCTGGTGCATCGGGTCGCACACCACGTGGACGTCGAGCTCGCGGCGCGGTGCGCCGTACGGCTGGAGGTACTTCGAGCTGTAGTTGCCGCCGACTCCGCCGCCTTCCATCAGGCGCATGAACGTGAACTCGAAGTGCCGGCTGAGCTTGTCTCCCCACGGGGCGACGTGGCAGTTGAACAGGTACTGGCGGCCCTTCACGCCCGTGGCCCAGAGGTGCCGGCCTGCCGGGATGACGGCGAAGACGTCCATGAACGCGACGAGTTCGTCGTGCTCGTCCTTCGCCTCCTGCGGCCAGCTCTCCATGTCGGGGCCGTGGACGAGGGCGAGGTTGCCGCGCGCTACGCGGCGGACGGTGTCCGGCCAGGTCTCCTTGGAGCCATCGGCCAGGGTGCGGGAGTAGGTGCGCTCGTAGACGAGCTGCCCGGTCGGGCCGAACGGGACCTGGTTGTCGGTCGTCACTGCTGTGTTCCTCCTGAAGTTCGGGGTCTCTCACTGCCTCAAGGGGGCGACCCGGATGGCCGCCCCCTGCGTCACTTGCACATCTGGTCCGCTACAGCGGACGTCCGGTCAGCTCACCGAGCACCACGATCAGGCGCTTGAGCGTGCCCGCGCTGTACGCGGCCAGGTCGGACAGCACCTTCATCTGCGCCGCCGTCTCCTCCGCGGTGGGGGAGGGGGTGGCGAAGTACGTCAGGCTCAGGTCGATGCGCTGGTCGAGGTAGGTGATCGCCTCCTCGGCCTGGGCGCGCAGTCCGTCGAGCGCCATCCGCTTGTCGCGGCTGGCCAGCTCGTCCTCGTTGTACGGGCGGGAGAAGACGGGCCCGTTGCGCCAGTAGTAGGTCAGGGTCAGGTCGTCCCAGAACTCCTTGTGGAACTCGGTCATCCCTGCCGGGGGCTCGACACCCTCGATCGGTTCCGGTGCGGTCTCACTCACTCGGTTCGTCCTCCAGTCCGTCGTATCCGTCGATGTACTTCTCGCCGTTGAGCCAGGCCGTGACCTTGCCGACCGCCCGGTCCGTGGCTTCCTGGGCTGCGGACTTCTTCACGCCTCGGTGGGAGCCGATCTCGTCGTAGCCGTAGTCGAGTCCGTAGCGCAGGACCAGGGACTGCCGCTCGACCGTGGTGAGCTCGGTCCGCTTCCACGCCTGCTTGATGTCGGCGATGTGGACGAAGAGCGGGCTGCCCTTCTTCGGGTCCTTGTGGCCGCGCGGCATGTCGGCGTCGGGGACCAGCTCGCCCTTGATGCCGTACGCTGCCGCGCTGTCCCAGACGGCAGGCATGATGTGCTCGACGAGAGCGCGGTTGTAGCAGGTCACTCGGCCTCACCGAAGGCTTCGAGGTTCGCCTCGAAGGACACCTGCTTGGAGCGGTGCTTCTCCTTGGTCAGGTGCTGGTCGCGCAGGCGCTGCGTCAGCCAGCGGTTCAGGGCTCCGGGGCCCAGGTCGAGGGCGGCCCTCGCCTTGCTCGGCCTCGTGGCCATGAGGACGAGAGCGTCCTGGTAGGCGTCGTCGTACTCCAGCACGCTGGGGTAGCTGTCGGCTGCCTTGCGGGCCGCACGCTGGGCGATCCCGTCCGTCTCCTCGTTGACGACCGACCAGTCCGGCCGCTCGTCGGTGCTCGTGCTGAACTCGGTCTCGATCAGGTTCAGGGTCACGCGTTCACTACCTCCTTCACGGGCACTCGGCCCTTGCTGGTCACTGCGACGATCAGTCCTGGGGCGCCCTCGGCGCCCTTGCTGTGCCGGAACCACGTGGACTCGGACTCCATCGACGGCACCTGGATGAAGGTGCGCGGGCCGTCCGCTTCGATGAACTCGTGGTGCAGGTGGCCGGCGAGGAGCACGTCCGCCTGGTGCATGGCCGACTTGCGGCCGAACGCCTGGCCCTTCCACCACTCGAAGTGCTTGCCGGGCCTGAACTGGTGGCCGTGGACGTGGGCCACGACGGTGCCCGAGCACTCGACGACGACGCTGAGCTCGTCCGTGTCGGGGACGAAGAACTCGACGTGCCCGAAGCGCTGGGGGTTGAGGTCGGCGGCGTCCTTGACCGCGATCAGGGACTCGGTGTCGTGGCTGTCGTCGTAGCGCGTGACGCCCTTGCCCATGAAGCGGACGGCCTCACCGTGGTTGCCCGGCACCGCGGCCATGGTCAGGCGACTGCACATCGGCGCGAAGAGCAGGAGCGCATGGAGCATCACTCGCCGGGTCAGGCGGATCTGCTCGTTCAGGGTGAGCGGGGTCCGCCAGGTGTTGGCGCCGCCCTGCGAGACGAAGCCTTCGATGTGGTCGCCGAGCCAGGCGACGTGGACGTGGCGGATGTTGAAGCGGAGCCGGTACTCGGCGAGGAGGTCGGCCGCCTTGTTGAGGCAGGCGATGGTCCGCGCGAGCGTGCCCTCGACTCCGTCGCCGTCGATCTTGCCGAACTGCATGTCGCCGAGGCTGACCAGGAAGGTGTACTCCTCGCCGTCCCGGACGAACATGGTGACCGGGTCGGGCGGGGTGGAGTCGATCGCGGCGAGGAGGTCGTCGAGCGGAAGCCCTCCACCCTCGGTGACACTTGCACACCGGGCGAAGGAGAAGCGGGTGGACACACCCGTGTCACCGTTGGCCATGGTCCACTCCGAAGAGCGGAAGCCGGTCACGGTCCACTCGGCAGGGTCCAGGCCCTGGCCGCGCAGCACGTCGGTCGCGGCCGACTCGGTCTGCTCGAAGGTCTCGGCCCGGACGGTCACGTCCGCAGCGTCGCCCTTGACCTCGATCTGCCGGGTGAAGTCCTTCTCGGGGTCCGTGGTCCGGGCGGGGACCGCGGGGCCGACCGGCTTGGCCAGGAGTCCGTCAAGCAGCTCGCTCACTGGAGCCTCCTTCCTGCCGAAGGGATCGGCGGTACGTGCGGATGGTGGTCGCGGACACGTCGTGTCCGTGGATACGGAGGATGGACGCCAGCCAGTCGGCCGAGGTGTCGCCGATCAGGTGGGGGACCAGCGCGTCCCGTTCCTCCAGGGTCAGGTCGGAGTAGATGTCGATGAGGGTCGGACCGGGTGTGCCGGGCAGGTGCATCAGTCGAACGCCCCGAGCTCCGAGGCCCAGTACATCTGGACCAGCTCGAACGTCTCCTCCTTGGTGAAGCCCTCGCTGCGCAGGGCCGCACGCAGGTCGCCCACGATGGACGCGGCCCGCTTCGTGTTGGCGAAGGAGTCGACGACCGGCTCGACGCTCACGATCTCGATGTCCTCCCACTCCTCGGGTGACTGGTCCTCGGGCCTCACTCGGCACCGTCCAGCTTGACGACCTCGTCCAGGGCCACGGCGGAGAGCTGAAGGAGGGAGTAGCGGCGCTCGTTGGGGTTGAGGCCGGCCAGCGCCTCGAAGGCGAGCGAGAGGACCAGGGCGTCGAACGTGCCCGAGTCGGCGTACTCGCGGCCCCACGCGGCCGAGCGGCGGTCGTGCAGCAGGGCGCGGTCCTCGGGGACCGGCTTCACCTCAAAGTCGCCCAGGTGCTTGGCTGCGGCCTTCATGTCGGTGATGGCCCGCGTCATCGGGTCGGGCTTGCGGCTGGTCTTCTTCGGTGCCTGCGTCTCGGTCACTGTCACTGTCAGTCCTCCTTCTTCTGCACCAGGGAGAGCACGTGCTCGGCCCCGTGTGCCATGTAGGTGTCGGTCACGTCGGCCTTCAGGCGCACGGCCTTGGCGGTGCGAAGCTGACGGGTGATCTTGCCGGTGAGCTCAGCGCCCGCGTCGTCCGGATCGGCCCAGGTCCACACGCGGTTGAAGCCGGCGAGCATCCTTCGGTGCCGGCCGAACCACATGTTGGCGCCGGGGATGGCGACTGCGTGCAGGCCGAGCTTGTTCAGGATGATGGCGTCGAGCTCGCCCTCGGTGACGTGGATCTCTTCGCCTGCTCGGTGGACGGCGCCCACATGGAACATGCGGGGGATGTCGTCCTTGATGGTGTTGTACTTGCCGTGGAAGTAGTCACGGTGGTTGTGCTCGGACAGGCACCGGAAGCGGACGGTGAGCGGCTGGCCGTCTCGTCCGAGGTAGGGGATGGCGAGCATCCCTCGGTACTTCTCGTGTCCGGGCGCCGGGTCGGCGACGATCCCGAGCCGGAAGGCCAGGGCCTCGTCCCGCCCGATGCCTCGCTTCATCAGGTAGGCGGCCGTCTCGGCGGTGAGGTGAGCCTGGTAGGTGGCGACCGCCTCCTCCAGCATCTCCTTCTGGGACGTCGAGAGCGGCGTGAGCGGTTCGTGCTCGGCCAAGCTGGTTCTCCTCCTTACTTGCGCTTCCAGGCCGGCACGTAGCCGCTGCCTGGCTTCTGTCCGGGCTTCTTGCCCGCTGCCTTCCGGCCGCCTCCGTAGCGGCTGGTGTAGCTCGTCTCCTTGGCGACCGCGCCTTCCTCCAGGCCGTGCTCCTTGGCGTACGCCTTGGCCTGCTTGAAGTCGATCGCCTTGCCGAGCTGCATGTCGTGGTACTTCTCGATCAGCGTGAAGCTGTCTCCCCCGTTGGCGCAGGAGTGGCAGTTCCACAGCCCCTCGTCGAGCCGGTAGCTGAACGAGGGGGTGTTGTCGTCGTGTAGGGGGCACTTGGCCATGCCCGCGTTGCGCTGGTCGTTGAAGTCCACGTCGAAGTGGTGCATGACCGAGTCGAGCAGGGGCTTGCTGTCCGAACCGCCGCCCTGGTCGGCGTCGATGCGGTGGAACCTCATGGGTGCGTCACCTCCAGGGCCT